TGGCGCGCGGCTGTACGTCTCGCCGGCCTTGTCTTTGCCCACGGCTTTGACCTTGAGCTTCAACTGGACGAGGCCGTCGTTGTCTTCCCACGGCGCGGCGTGGAGCTTGAGCTTGTCTTTTTTCAGCTCGGCTTTCTTCTCGGCGACGAACGCGGAGAAAAGTTCCTCGGCTTGCTTGATGAACGGCTCTGCTTCCTCGGCGGTTAGCTCGAGGTTGACTTTGAAGACCCCGATGTCGTCGAACTTGGTGTCGGGACGGTTGAGGTGCGGGTAGCGGGCGATGCCCACGGGTGTTGTGATGGTTTTTGTGGCCATATTAGTGTGTGGTTGGTTGTGTTTGTGTTGGGACTAGAAAATCGGAGCGGCGAAGGATGGTAAGGAAGTCAGCGGCGCGCAGCGTGATGAACCACTCCTCGCCGTTGCGCTTGTGGGCTACGACCGGGAAGAGCTTGGCCTTGGCATCGCGGATGGCTTGGGCCATCCAGTCGCGGATCTTGACGACTTGGCAGAATTTGACCTCCCAGTGGAAGTCGGGCAGGCACGGGCAGACGACATCGGGCGAGTCGCCAAGGCCGCTGAACTGCTGGCCGCGGCGGATACCGGAGTCGCCGAAGGCTTCGCGCAACTCGTCTCTCCACATGCGCTCTCCGCGGGCGCCTTTCGCGCGGCTATTCACGCTGCGACCTCCCACCGGAATTTTTTCTGACCGTAGATCGGCTGCCACTCGCGCTTTTGGCTAACCGCCTTGCGCCAGTTGTCGCCCTCTTTCATGGCTTTGACTTCGCCGACAATTTTCCAGCCTGCGCCGCGAAGGCTTGCTCCGCTTTCTGCCTGCAACGTGTAAGTCACAAGGCGCTTCCCTCCCATTGCGCGCCACGCGCGCCACGCCGCACCGTATAGCATTGAACATGCGCCTCTGGGGGCATCTGGCTGAACGCAAACGCGCAAGACTTCGGCTGTAAATCCGTCCATAAAAGTTGCAGACAGCGGATTCCCGACAATGGCGCAACCAACCAGCCCTTCGTCATTTCCAAGCCCGATGGCAAATTTGCCGCCGTCGCGAGCCGTGCGCTTGCTATGCCGGTGAAACTGCTCAACGAAATCGTTGGCCTCGCGCAGACTAAGCGGCACTAGCTCAAGACTACTCATTAATGGCCTCCCAAAGTTGTTTCGCCGGTGCGTAGACGGAGCCATCGCTGTCGCTGGTACGGCCGAACGAGGGGGTGCCTTCAAAGCGGGTGAGCGAGGGACGCCATGTGAGGTTGAGTGTGCCGGTGCGGCCGGCGCGGTGCTTGGCGACGATCAGCTCGGCGTCTTGGACTTCCGGTTCCTCGTCTTGCACGGCGTAATACGCGGGGCGATGGATCAGGCAAACGATGTCGCTGTCCTGCTCAATGCTGCCGGATTCGCGGAGGTCGCTAAGTTTTGGGCGGTTGTCGCTGCGGTTTTCGGCCTGCCTGTTAACCTGGGCGGCGGCGACGACCGGGATGCCGAGTTCCATGCTCATGGCTTTGAGGCCGCGGGAGACGAAGCCGACTTCGTTCTCGCGGGATTGGGCACCGGAGTGACTGACGAGCTGCAGGTAGTCCACGAAGATGCACTTCACGCCCCAGCGGCGGACGGCGAGGCGGGCGCGGCCGCGGATGTCCAAGAGGGTGAGGCCACCGCGGTCATCAACGTAGAGCGGCTCGCTGGCGAACTGGGTGGCGGCGTCCATGATGCGGTGCTTGATGCTGGCGGTGAGGAAGCCGTTGCGGATGATCTCGGTGTTGGTCTCGGCGCGGCTCAAGACAACGCGCGCGGCGAGTTCGTTCGCGGGCATTTCGAGGCTGAAGTAGACGACTGGGACGCCGCGGCGGGCCATGTTGTCCGCCATGTTGAGCATGAGGGCGCTTTTGCCCATGGCGGGGCGACCGGCGATGATGGTGAGCTGGCCTCCGCGGAGGCCGCCGGTGACTTGGTCGAAGTCGCGGATGCCGGTCTGCAGGCCGAGCTTTTTGCCGCCGGCCATGAGGCTCTCCAACTCTTCGAGGAGACCCGGGACAATGGCGCTGGGGGCGCGCATGCTGTCGGTGGCGGTGGTAAGGCTGAGGCTAAGGACGCTTTCGCCGGCTTGCTGGAGGACGCTGTCGGCATCGGTGGCCATGTCTTGGGCGGCGGCTTGCATGGCGACCGATGCGTCAATGATGCGGCGGCGGGCGTGGAGGTCGCGCAATGTCTGCGCGTGATATTCGACCGCGGCGCTGCCTCCGGCGTAGTCGCCGAGCATCTCGGTGAGGGCACCGGCGCCGCCAACGAAGTTGAGCTTGTGCTGCGCGTCGATGCGCTGGGTGACGGCGATGACGTTGGGCGTGCCGCCTTCGCCGCGGACTTCGGCGATGGTCTCGTAGATGAGGCGATGCGCGGGCGTGTAGAACAGATCGGCGTGGATGCCGGAGACTTCGTCGCAAAGTTTGGGATCAGCCATGAGCGAGCCGAGGACGGTGCGCTCGGTGGCGGGGCTTTGTGGGACGGTGCGTTTCATTTAAGCAGCGCCTCCGTCGTCATTGTTTTCCAGCACGACTATGACAATCATCCCGATCAAAAGAATCAGCAGGTAGCTGACGGTCAGCGCGTTCATTTTCTGCCTTCCTCCGGGCGAGTTGTGCGCGGCGACGTTCCCAGCGGTCGCAGGCTGCATCGACTAAGCGAAATGTTTCTTCGAGCCATGGTGTGATGTGGTGTTCGGGCGGCGGTGGTGGTTGATGCTCAGTGGCCATGACGTGGGACTTCTAATTGTCGTGGCGTGATCTGTAGGCATATGTTGGCAAATGTAGGCATGAGGGTCAAGGGTTTTTTGGGAGGATCGGCCATTTTTTTAGGTGGCCGAAATCGCGGGGTTCGCTGACGGAGGTCACCTTGCCGCAGATGCCGCAGGGGTCCATGTGCCATGTTGAGACGTGGCCGGCGGGCACCCCGCGGCCGTGGGCTTCGCCGCAGGGGCGGCAGATCCAGGCGGGATACGGAAACTGCTCGCGGACCTTGGTGAGGATGTCGGAAAGCGAGTCTTCTTTGAGGAAGATCGCCTCGTAGTTGCGCCGGTAGCGGTCGCCGTTGACCGGCCGCGGGCTGTCGCCCTTGCCGGCGCTCATCGCTTCACTTCCTCCCAAAAGACCTTCCGGTAGTGCTCCTCGAGCTTTTCCATGCTCTGCAAGGCGCCCAAGTCCTCGGCGATGCGTGGGATATCCCACGACATGGGCATGTGCTTGAGGCGGGCGCGGGCCTCGCGGCGGATCTCGGCGGGGATGCGCTTGATTTTGCCCGGAGTGCCCAGCTCGGTTAGGAAGTGGCGGGCCTGAGCGATGGCGCGGGCTTGCTCGTAGGGAAGGCTCATCGGATGCCGGTGGCCTCTTCGATGGCGTCGTGTGCCTCGGAGGCGACTTCGTTGGATGGCTTGACGCAGCGCTTCAAGACGCGGATGAGGCGATTGTTGCTGCGAATCAGCTCACGGACTTGCGCCTCAAGCGAGGCGGTGTTGTCCGCGAAGTTGCTGCCGAAGCCGACTGAGCCGACAACCAAGTCAGGGATGATCGTGCTCACTTGCGCGTCCTCCGTTTGCCGCGGCCGAAGATGAAGCCGGAGTTGCGGAACGATGGCTGCGTGATCAGACCGCGCTTGGCGAGGAACCTGTCGCAGGCTGCGTTGATCGACGTGGCCTCAAGCATGAGCCGGCCAAACAGCGGGCCGGTGGGTTCATATTCGAGGGCCAAGGTCTTGCCGTTGTGCAGGGTCATTTGCGGGCCTCCTCAAGTTCGGTGGCGAGTTGGCGGACGAGGGCGCGCAGGGCCATGATGGTGGCGATGCTTTCGTCGGCGATCTGCTCGACGTATTCGACGTTGATGTTGAGGGTGGTTTTCGGCGCTTTGCGGGCGCTCGCCTTTTTGGTGCCTTTGGCGGTTTTCATAAATATTTAGGGAGTATTAAGGATGGGGTGGGACATTTGTTGTCCCATGCCCAGAATTTGTTAGCGATTCCGCGACATCGTTGAGCAAGTCCCAGTTACCGGGTTTCCGGTGCTTGTTGGGGTCGTAGCGGACGCTGACGCGGTTGCTGATGTCGTCGAAGGTCCAGAAGACAAATTGATTGAGGTCGGGCAGGTAGGCGGCGAGCACGTCGAAGTCGTGGATCTCGTAGGGGCGGGCTTTTAGTCCGCC